AGGTTTCTCACATTAAACGCAACAATTTTAGGTGGCCCCGATGGCAGAAAGAGGCAAGAAATCAGTCGCCTCGCTGTCGGTGGCTGCGCGTGGCGGCATTGATTCGAGGATTGCGCCGCCATTCAGCCTAACCCCGGCTCAAAAGACCGAGTGGGTCGCGGTGGTCAACTCCCGTCCGGCTGAATGGTTCGGCCCTGAGAACGCTTCGATGCTGGTTCAGTATTGCCGGCACAAAGTTCAGGCCGACCTGATCGCCCAGCAGCTTGAGGTTTTTGACCCTGCGTGGCTGGTCGAGGATGAAGGTCTGAAACGATTCGACAAGCTCGGCGCAATGCTCGAACGTGAAACCCGATGCATTAACGCGCTGCTTCGGTCCATGCGACTGACCCAGCAAAGCCTATACAACGCCAAGTCCGCTGATACAGCGAGCCGAGGCAACAAGGGACGCAAGCCATGGCAGGTCGAAAGCGACTGACCAGGGGCGAGCGCAACTGTATCTGGATCGAGCAGCACTGCTGTATCCCTGAAGGTAAGATGGTTGGGCAGAAGGTCAAGCTGACAAAGCATCAGCGGCGATGGATTAAGCGCATATACGACAGCCCGACGCGCACATTCATTCTGTCGATGGCGCGTAAGAATGCCAAGACTGCGCTATCAGCTTTCATTGTGCTGCTGCACTTGTGCGGTCCGGAGGCCAGAGCCAACAGCCAGCTGTACAGCGCTGCCCAGTCACGCGACCAGGCGGCGATTCTGTTCGAGCTTGCGGCCAAAGTGGTGCGCATGAGTTCGGACTTGTCGCAGTACGTCAACATACGGGATACGGCAAAGGAGCTGCTGTGCGGCGAGCTTGGCACCTTCTTCAAGGCGCTATCGGCGGACGCTTCGACCAAGTTCGGCTTGTCGCCTGCGCTGGTTATTCATGACGAACTGGGTCAGGTAGTCGGCCCCCGGTCGCAGCTATACGAAGCGCTTGAGACGGCATCCGCCGCACAAGAGAATCCGCTGTCAATCATCATCAGCACCCAGGCGCCAACGGATGCCGACCTGCTGAGCCTGCTGATTGATGACGCGCTAACCGGTGCCGACCCCCGAAACAAGGTCGAGCTATGCACGGCGCCAATGGATATGGACCCGTTCAGCGTCAAGGCGATCAGGAAAGCCAACCCGCACTTCGACGACTTCATGAACAAGGAAGAAGTGTTGCGCCAGGCGTCGGACGCCAAGCGCCTGCCGAGCCGGGAGTCCTCTTACCGCAACCTGATCCTGAACCAGCGTGTCGAGGCCAGATCACCCTTCGTCAGCCGCTCGATATGGAAGGAGAGTGGAGCAGCGCCGCGATCACTGGAAGGCCAGGCGGTCTTCGGCGGGCTCGATCTATCAAGCGTCAGCGACCTCACAGCCCTAGTGCTGGTGGGTGAAGACGGCGACGTGGTGCCGACCTTCTGGCTGCCCGATGAAGGCCTTGCCGAGAAGTCGCGCAATGACCGCGTTCCATACGACAAGTGGGCAAAGGAAGGCTATCTGCAGACATGCCCTGGTCGCGCAATTGAATATGAGTTTGTTGCCGAGTACCTGCGATGGGTGTTCGATCATTACGAAGTCATGCGCCTGAACTTTGACCGCTACAACATGCGCCACCTTCGGCCCTGGCTGGAGAAGGCCGGGTTTACCGAAGACGAGCTTGAGCGGTTCGTGGAGTTTGGCCAGGGCTTCAAAGATATGTCGCCGGCACTGCGTGAGCTTGAGTCACGGCTACTGTCACGCAAGCTGCGCCACGGCAATCACCCGGTGCTGACAATGTGCGCCGCAAACGCCGTAGCCATAAGCGATCCGGCAGGCGGGCGCAAATTCACCAAAGCAAAAACGACCGGACGCATCGACGGCATGGTCGCATTAGCGATGGCCTTGGCAGCAGTCGGACAAGAAGACCTTCCATCAGTAGCTTCCCCCTGGGAAGACGAATCCTTCAGCATCAACAGGTAAACACTATGGCGTTCTGGAACCGCAAAGCAGCAGAGCCTGAGCGGCGGGCGTCTATAGAAGACCCTGGCGTTCAGATAACGGCATCGACTCTAGTTGAAATGCTTGGCCTGTCTGGCGAAAGCGCTTCAGGCGTGATCGTTGATATCGATAACGCGCTCGGCGTTCCTGCTATCTGGGCAGCGGTCAATTTTATCTCCGGCACAATGGCAGGCCTGCCGCTGCACGTTTACCAAAAGACCGAGGGCGGCAGAGAGAGGGTCAAAGGCCCGCTTGAGAATATCCTGCACGACGCGGTAAACGATGAGTGCAGCAGCTTCGAGTGGCGCAAGTACATGTTTGAGCGGACCCTGACGGGTGGTCGCGGGCTGTCATTCATTGAGCGAAATGTTGCCGGCCGCATAATCAACATCTGGCCACTTAACCCTGCAAGCGTCACGGTGAAGAGAGTCAACGGCCGGCGCCTCTATGTCTTGCGCGAGCGCAGCAGAACCATCACCTATGAAGCGTTCGAGATAATCGACATACCGTTCATGCTGGATGCCGATATGTGCGCAGCACACAGCCCGATCCTGAAGAACAAAGACACCATAGGGCTCGCCATTTCAGCCACTACCTACGGCAGCAGGCTGTTTAATAATGGCGGCGTACCCCCTTTTGTAATGACTGGCAACTTTCAGTCCGGCGCAGGGCTCAAGCGCGCATCAGCCGACCTTGAGCAGGCGGTAAAGGATGGTGCAAAGGAGCGGCGTCTTGCTCTCACTCTCCCTGCAGGGCATGACATAAAGCCTCTCGGCCTGGACCCGCAGAAGTCGCAGCTGCTCGAACTGAAGAAATTCATCATCGAAGAGGTGGCGCGGATCTACTCGCTGCCGCCTACCTTCCTGCAAGACCTTTCGAACGGGACATTCAGCAACACAGAGCAGCAAGACCTGCACTTTGTGAAGCACACCATCAAGCGCTGGACAGAGCAGGCCGAGCAGGAAATGAACCTGAAGCTGTTCGGGCGCGGCAATAACAAGATGTATGTGGAGTTCAATATGGACGGCCTTCTGCGTGGCGACTTCGTAACACGCATGACCGGCTATGCCACAGGCATCCAGAACGCATTGGTCACCCCTGACGAAGTGCGCGCCATGGAGAACCGGCCAGCGAAGGGCGGAGCTGCAGACTTGCTGCACATCCAGGGCGCAACCGTACCCATTGGTACTCAGCCAGCAATTACACCAGATGCACCCCCAGCGGGAGAAGACGATGAAACATGAGATCCGGGCCGGCCTGCCGGTAGAAGTACGCGCTGAAGGCTCGACCATAAAGGTCTCGGGCTATGCGGCTGTGTTCAATGAGCGAGCCAACATCGGCGACATGTTTGAAGAGGTCATCGCCCCCGGCGCCTTCCGCGCAGCAATCGGCCGGGATGATGTTGTGTTCCTGATTAACCATGCAGGCTTACCGATGGCGCGCACCCGCTCCGGCACGCTGACTCTGATCGAGGACGAGCGCGGCCTGTACATGGAGTCCGAGCTTGACCCAGAAGACCCGGACGTTCGGGCCATTGTGCCGAAGATGAAGCGCGGCGATCTGGACAAGATGAGCTTTGCGTTCTATCCGACCGTGCAGGAGTGGGACGAAAGCGGCGACCTGCCTGTCAGGACGATCAGAGAAGCCTCGCTGGCTGATGTGTCTATCGTCACCAACCCGGCCTATTCGGGCACGGACATTGGCCTTAGAAGCCTGCAGGCGCATCGAGAAACCATCCAATCACAGCACGCGGGCGAGGCTGTTGCCGCACGTATGCGTATGAAATTGTCTCTGCTTGAGGCAAGTGCCAGGTAGCGGTCCCGCTATTGGTTGCCCTTAACTCTGCCGGTGGGCGCGGCTTGTATGATGAGGAATGTCTCATGACACTCGAAGAAATCCGTAAGCAGCGGGAACGCATGGCAGAGCTTGCCACTGAAGCCCGCAAAGAGCTTGACCTGATCGACGACAAGACCGATGCCGTAAAGGCAAAGGAAATCGAGGCCCGCTTTGATACGATCATGGCCGACCACGACACCATTGGTAAGCGCATCGACCGCGAAGAGAAGATTGCAGCCGTTGAAAAGCGCGCCGCAGCCGGTGACCCGCGCCGTCCGAGCGGCGATGATGCCGAGGCTCGCGCCCAGGCTGAAGACCGATCCAAGACTCCAGAGTACAAGGAAGTGTTTGCCAAGCAGCTTCGCTACGGCGCCGCCGAACTTACCGCTGAAGAGCGCACCGTTCTGATGGCTGGCCGCGTGGACCTTGCTCCGGACCAGCGCGCCCAGACCAGCACCACCGGCGCGTCTGGCGGCTTCACCGTGCCAGTTGAGCTGATGGCCGAGATTGACAAGGCTATGGCTCTTTGGGGGCCTATGTGGGATGCAGACATTGTGCGCGAAATGAGCACGTCTGCCGGCAATCGCATCAACTATCCAACTGTTGATGATACTGCCAAGACTGGGCGTATCAAGGCACAGAACGCGGCGGTTGATGATGACGGTACTGATGACGTTGTTTTTGGCGAGAAGGAGCTGGACGCCTACGTGTATGACACCGGCATGGTTCGGGTGCCTATTGAGCTGCTGCAGGACTCGGCATTCAATGTTGAATCTCTGATGAATGACCTCTTCGGTGAGCGCCTGGGCCGGCTGGCAAACTCTGCGTTGACTACAGGTACAGGCAGCTCGCAGCCTAACGGCATCGTGACTGCTTCAAGCCTCGGCAAGACAACAGCAGGCGCTGCAGCGTTGACCTCTGATGAGCTTATCGACCTGTTCCATAGCGTCGATCCTGCTTATCGTGGCTCACCCAAGTGCCGGTGGATGTTCAACGACGCCACTCTGGCGGCCATCCGCAAGCTGAAAGACGGCCAAGGCAACTACCTGTGGCAGATGGGTGACGTTCGCACCGGCGAGCCAGATCAGTTCCTGGGCAAGCCTTACAGCGTCAACCAGGCCATGGCAAACATTGGAGCAAACGCAAAGCCTGTTCTCTTTGGCGATATGTCCCGCTACATCGTGCGCAAGGTTCTTGGCTTCCAGGTCCTGACCCTGCGTGAGCGTTATGCCGAGAACTTCCAAGTCGGCATGATCGGCTTCAAGCGTTTCGATGGCGAGCTTCTGAACACCTCTGCTGTGAAGCACATGGTAAACGCGGCCACCTGATAGGTGATCTGGATAGGCGCCCAATGCGGGCGCCTTTCTTTTGGAGATAGATAATGCAAATAAAATTATTGGTAAGCCGCTCAGGTGCGTTTTTCTCCCAGAATGCTGGCGAAGAGATTGAAGTGGGCGCCGAGGAAGGATTGCGAATGATCGCGGCCGGCCAGGCTGAAGCCCTGAATAGACAAAAGAAAGAAACCGCAACACGCAAAACAGCTGCTGAAAAAGCTGTCAAGGATTAAGCAATGAGCCTCAATCAGACTGACTACATCCTGCGCATGGCCGTTGCGCCCACTGGCCTGCCGGTCACTGTGGATCAGGTCAAATATGATTTGAGGCTTGATGGTGCTGATGATGACACCGCGATTGGCGAGCTAATCAGCGATGCCGTTGACGCACTAAGCGGCCCAGGCGGATTGCTTGGCCGCGCACTAATGACGCAAACCTGGGAAATGTCGGTGCCTTACCCTGACCATGATCGGATCATGCTGCGGCTTTTGCCTGCAGCGTCGGTTGTGTCTATTTCCTACTATGACGGCGCCGATACAGTTCAGGCTTTGGATGTAACTGATTTTATCCTCTACGCGACAGATGAATGGGGCTACATACAGCCGAAGATTGGCAAGTCATGGCCCGCTACTGCCTGTCGCCCTGACGCAATAACGGTGACCTATGTTGCAGGTTATGGCGATGCAGCAGCAGTACCGGGCGGCATCAAGCGCGCAATTAGGCTGATGGCAGCCCATTGGTTCGAGTCGCCTGTTGCCACTACCGATAAGCAGATGTACGAGGTGCCAATGGGCGCACAGATGCTTTTGCAGCAGTACCGCAATGGATGGGTGGGCTGATGAATCCCGCGAAACTCCGCCACCGCATCACCTTCCAGTCACCCGGAACGACTCAAGACCCG